TGCTGCTTTAATTTGCTTAGTATTTGCCATACTTCTAGCTAAAGCCTTTGTATATCGAGAACCAAGCCTGTCATACAGATTGTCCTCAACAGCCTCTTCTGTTAAAGCGAATGCAAGTGCAACTGTTTCATGCTCGTATCTTGCAGTAAAGCCTTCGTTTGCGTTGTCGAATGAAACACCTTCACCCTCTGGTTTTACAGGGGCATTTCCGAAGCCAACAATCATTACTTCTTCTTCAAAAGCTCTGTCTGATGATTCTTCTTCATAGATTTCTGCATGTTCGTTATCGTAACGTGCATATTCCATACCGAACAAGGCATTTAAGCCCGGCTCTAGTTCTTTTGCTAATTGTGCTCTATTAATTGCCATGATTATTTACTCCTTAAACACCAGCTGTGTTTTCATAAGCGTGTTCATTTATCTTTACGATAACATTTACATTAGCTGAACCAAGCTCGTCATTTTCAGAATCTTTTGACACACCAACTATTCTATAGTTAGCAGCAGCTGATCCTGATGAACTAGCAACTTCAGCTTTTGATTGACCGTTTAAAGTCGAACCGGCTGTATACGCTATATCTACATTAGCACCAATATCTGTTCTAGCTAAAGAACCAGTACATTGTACTTCATATAGATTTAGAGGGTTATCCTCAACAAAGGCTACAATATCTCCTGTTGCTGTTTGGGCAGCAGGGAAATGAGCAGAGAATTCTACTTCTTTGCTACTTGAATTTACGAATTTACATCCTCTGAAAATACCTAAAATTTTTACGTCACCAGCGGCATCAGCTACGTCGATGAAACCACCAGTTAACAGTTTTACTGGATCTCCAGAAAATATTCCTTGAGTAGAACCTGATTCGATATTGTACTCGTGCACAGAACCACTCTGTCCACCACTACCAAGTGATCCAACCAGCTTAAACCCAAAAGGGGCATCTTGATTTGCCATAATAACTCCTTAAAAAATTATTTTCTTTTACCGCCTCCAAATGTAACACTTGAAGTTCTCCTTGGAGACATTATTGGAGAACGAGCATCAGATTCTTTCATGAGGTCGTTATCTACCGCTTCTTGAGCAGAATCGGTTCTGCCTTGGTAGTATGCGTTACGTTCGTTTCTTGTTTCCTCTGGAATCTTAGCTAGTAATAAACCTCCTACACTTACCACACCAGCGTGCTTACCGTCTTGTAAGGATGGTAAATCAAAATCTCCTATCTCTTCTGAGCGAACGAGTTCAAAACCCTCTCTCATCCTAGACATGACATTTTTTTTATCATCTTCATTCAAAACTTCTGCTCTAATCCATCTATAGATATATCCTGGGGGATTAGGTGGAGTTTCTAACATACTTGGGGGTGCCCAAGGTTTGCGTGTTTCTTCTTTAACACGAGTTTCAGCAGAGCGGGACACTCTGTTATTGCTTACAAATTTCCCTTTATTATCTCTTTCCATTTTGTTTACCTTCTAACATGTTTTGCGTACTCACTAAGAGGTACGTTAAGTTTTTTTGCCATAGCTACTTCCGATGGAGATAGCTTGACTTGTTTTTTTGAACCTTTTACTTTTGTGTCCGCTCTGTTAGCAGATGCCACTCTTTGTTGTGGTTTTTGCTTCACATCAAATTTATGCGGAAACTCTTGTTTGATTCTATTATCTACCTCAGTATAATACTCATCTGACTTTGGGTCAAAGCCTTCTTCTTCAACCAATTTCCTATGAATATTAAAAGCGGCTAGTGTCATAGTCTCATCTTCACCAAACCAAGTGTTTTGATCTGCCCAACTTTGGGCTTTAGGATCTGGCTCTGATGGAGCAGTTTGATTGTTAGGTACATTTTGCTGATAGCCTTGAGGATTACCATAAACCACTTGTTGATTATTTTCTTGAAGTTGATCTTGGTACTCTACTTGGCTTTTGCTTTGTAGTATCTTACTTTCTTCTACTGCTATCTTAGCTAATATATCTTGAGCTTTTGCAACTTTATCGTAATCAGAAACCTCATGAGCATTTTTCAAAGCTGCTTGAGCTTGTGCTCTTTGTGATTTTAATCTGTTTTCTGCTTCTGATAAATAAGACCTATCAAGAGAAGAGCTTCTTAATTTAAGCCCTCTATTTTCCTCTTGTAGTTGTTGTGCATAATTATATGCACTATCTTTAGCTCTTTCTTCCTCTCTTAACCGTCTAGTAAGATTGGATATACGTTTTTTAACTCTCTCTGAGTAATCACCAAGTTCACTATCACCTTGTGATTCCTCCTCTGATTGAGCTTCGACAACCTCTGGTTCACCATCTTGAGAACTAGGGGCTGGTTCAGATACATCTTCCGAAGGGATTTCTACAACCTCCCCTTCTTCGATATTATTTTCTATTTCTTCAGCACTCATTTTTACTCCTATACTGCAACGATGTCAGTAGGGTCGTGTATTGTTGCTATAACTTCATCATCATTTATGATTCTACATTCTGCATCATCACCAAGTTTGAATCTAGCACCAGCATAACGGCCTATCAACACCCATTGTTTTTCACTACACCATTTCTCTCCAGAAAATCTTTTGTCTTTATAACATAACGGTCCCATTTTTACTACATATGCACATACGGTCGCTAATGTTTCTCTATCTACAGCAGACTGTAACAAGTGTATGCCACCTTTAGACACACCTAAGCCAGCAAAAGGTAATATTAGCATACGCCAACCAGTAGGTTGTGGCATTCTCTCTATTACACTTTTATCTAATAAACTTGGATCTAGGACTCTTGATTGTTCGGGTACATATGCTTGGTCAAGCTCTTCCCCTGTTTTTTCGTTTTCGACTTCTATTTGTTTTGCAACGTGATTAGGTACTATTACCTTGTTGTTCGTCTTCTTGGTCATCTTGTATTACTCTTCCCAGCAGTTCTCTAAGTTCCATCTCTACGTCAACCAGAGAACTGTAACGTCCACGCAGATATTCATATTGCGCCATGTCTTTGACACCCGCAAGTAACGTATCTTTCACGTCTTCTTTTCTCTCTCGAATATGTTTGGTCAGTTTATCCCTAACCCAGATTACGGACATTAATAAATACCAGAGAACTTAGTACCGTATTCTGCGATACCAACTCCTTTTGATTTACCTTTACCCATACCTGGCTTTGGATTTACATCAGCAACAAAACTCTCTTTTTTTGAATAAGAAAGATTACCCTTATTAGAGTAGCCTTGTTTATTATTTAAAATTTTCTGTTCTTTAGCCATTTTTTAAATTATTACACTATTTGTTGTATTTGTTAAGTAAATCTTGGATTTTTAATTGTTTCTGTTGATCTAGTCTTACCCTAGCTGTATCGTCTTTCATCTCAGCAATATCCTCTTGTGTAGCTATTCTTTCTCTGTCAATTTTGTCTTGTCGCGCCGCTTCTTCTATTTTTCTTTTTTGATCTGCTGCAAATTGTTGTTGCTCTTGTGCAAGTTCTTGACCTTTAAGAGCTATTTCTTGTCTCTTCAAAGTAATCAAAGGATCTTCATCACTAGGTGCTGATATTTTTTGGCTGTACTCTGCTACTAACTCTGCAAGTATTGGGGAAGAAAATTGTGCTACAAGTTCATCACTTTGTATTTTTAAGAGATTAGCATCTTCTGGACTTGCTTGTTGCATTTGTTGATTTATTTGATCGTATTGATTTTTAACCTCTGGTGGCATTTGTTCTATTGCTAAATTATCTGCTTTCATTTGTAAATGTTGCATTATATGTGCATGTATTGTTGCTTGTACTTGTGCATTTGATTGAACTGGTGGTGTGTTGAATAAACTCATATGTATAGCTATATGCGCATCATGATTCTGTTGTGGAAATGCTGTTTGAGGCATACCCATCATTAACCCATTATTTTCCATACCAGCTTCCATGGGTTGAGGGTCAGTAGGTGGAGGTGGTATTAAGAGTTGTTCAATATTATCTACACCTATAGCAGCATACATTCTTCTATAAGATTCATATACACCATTAGGACCATGTATATCTGGATTTGATTGCACTAATGCCATCATCTCTTGTGCCATAGCTATTCTTTGCGAAGTGCTAAATATATCTGGGTTAGATACAGGGAACACATCCACTCTATCATCAAAATCACTCGCTTTTACATTTTTAGAACCCTTTGCAGTAGCATAAGGATAATCTTGTGGTAAATATTCTTGAAAAACTCTTGATAGGATTGCAAATTCTTTTTTTTGTGAATTGTGTAATCTTTTATGTATTGCAGAAAGAACTTTTGTTGATCTTTCTAACAATGCCATAGTGGTACCAACTGGAGCTTGTGAATTTCCTTGACCAGTATTTATTTCCGCAATAGAGGCAAATGTTTTACCCGAATCTACCAATATTCCTAACAAATTAAGTAGTGTACCACTTGGCTCTTTAAAGGGTAGGGGTTGTATAGATTCTCGTAATGAACCTCCGGGGGCATCCACATCTCTGAATTCTCCAGGCTGAATAGGGGTGTCTTCATCCCTAATTCTAATACCTCTTGTCTTAAAACCAGAAGGTAAGTTAGATAAAGTTCCTGCATCTAATAATTGTCTCAAAGCTGCGGTTGCAGTTCTTGATAATCCACCAATCAT